TGGATGCTACGGTGGGTTACACCGATACGCTGCAGTCATTCATTGCACAAGCTGCGTACCCTGATGATCCAGCACTAGCACGCAAGCACATGCGACTGAAGAACATATCGCGTGATGAGTTGGACTACGCGCTTGAGTCTGTGCAAGCTGGGTTCGATGTCGAGTCTGTGCTGCTCGACTTGTTTGATATGTGCCACGTGCACTAACACTCGGGGACATGGTGTCCCTGAGATTTACTAAGGAGAAGTAAGATGAATCTTGAACCTGAAGAGTGGATACTCATCCTCGTCGCATTGATGGGTGCGGTGCTGGGTGCGTGTATCGCTGTACTGTTAATCGTTTTCTTTGGAGGTGACTTATGGATACGTACGACTGGGTTGGGGTGATCTGTGCGTTGGTGTTGTTCGGTGTTCTGTTGATGACGTATGAGGGGGTGATATGAAGGACGCATACGCAGACCAACCACCAATACCTGACTACGAGACAGCAGCAGAGGTATTCAATTCAATCAAACCTTACGATGGTCAACCGCACATCGTGCCGCTGCGAGGCAACCGTGGGCGAGACTATGGGCTGGTGCACAAGGAGGGTATGTACATCCTGCTGCGCAACGACCAACCCATCATCAAGTACCTGCGACCCAAGCCGGAGGAGGTGACGAAGGTAGCGTCTGGGCATCATCTCGTCTCCCCATACCTGCGCCAAGTGGAGGTGACGAACAACGGCACGCGGGGTATGTCTAGGTTCTTTGCCCACCATCGATGGCAGTCGTGGGTGCCGAGGTTGGAGACAGACAAAGGCACGATGGTCTGCGCACCGTTCATCCCCAACCACCGCACACTTCTGACCTTCGACGCGAACGACAAACTCGTACTGAAAATGTCACACCACGAGCCGATCTTCACCCGACACACATCCTTGGAGCAAAAGGCCTTAGCACAACAAGTTTTGGAGAAGATGTTGCCTGTTGCCAACCTTGCGCTTATGCGGTCGGAGGACTTGCTGGCTGGTGTACACCTGCATGATCGGTACTGGGGTGGGAACTTCGACCCAATCAAGGTCGATGCGCGGGGTGTGGGTGAGTGCAGTGATCTCTCTGTAGTACGTGTTGTACAGAAGTACGCCTTGAGTGACCCGATCAACCCCATCCCGCTCGACCACGCGCTGCCCACCCTCATGCTGCTGGCCGGTGAGGTGCTGACCTTTATTGCTTCAAAGAAATGGAAGGCGTTGGAGGCGGAGATGAACCACGTGTCTGCGCGTGACCGTGGGGTGATGTGGGAGAGGGTCAAGGCACAGATACAGCCTGATGAGTTCATGCGGACATTCAAGTACGCCGTGCTGAAGTGCTGCGCCCTGCACACACCCAACGCCAAGGTGCAGTTGCCTATGTTCCCCGAGCGGCTACCCCGCCGAGTATTCCTATGAATCAACTACATGGAGGTAAAATCACTAGACATAGTTGCACGCCGTAATCTTTCATGGTTATAATCTAGCCATAACATCTTTCACAAAAGTATTTACAAAGGAGAAACACAATGAGTGCAGCAAAATTCTTATCCTTTTCTCAGGCAACCAGTGTCATCTCTTCTGTCGGCCACCTACGCACGGTGCTGATCGAGGGCGAAAACGGCATCGGCAAAACGTCGATCTACCACGCACTGAAGGCCATGCCGCAGTTCGCAAACCACATCTTCCCCGGCATCATCGACTGCCAACAACTGGCTGACGGTTCCATCTGGATGCCAACCATCGACAACGAAATGGGTGTGTCGAGGGAGATTCCCAACGACCGCTTCGGGGTCAGCAAACAGAACTGCAAGGGTCTGGATGGCTCCCGGCCTGTGGTGATCTGTCTGGACGAGATTGGCAAGGCACCGTCCTACATCAAGCCGCAGTTGGCTCCGCTGATCTACGAGCGCAGGCTAGGCAACCTGTACATGCCCGAGGGTAGCGTGGTGTTTGCCACCACCAACCTAGCGTTGGAGGGGCTGGGCGACATGCTGCAGGCACACCAGCGCAACCGTCTGATCAGAATCAAGATGCGCAAGTCCAACATGCCGGAGTGGGTGCAGTACGCCACCAACCGTGGGCTGGCACCTGAGTTGATCACGACCGTGCACCAGTACCCCACCGTGTTCGACTCGTTCACCGACTACTTGCCGGGTGGTAAGTTTGCCGACAAGAAGCTGGAGCAGCACAACCCTGACATCTTCAACCCACGCGATGCCGCACAGGATGCGTACGCCTCACCACGCTCAATGGAAGCTGCGTCCGATGTCATCAAGTGTCGCGCTGGTATGGACGACGAGTCGCTGCAGCAGGCGTTAGAGGGTACGGTCGGTGCGCCGTTCGCTGCCAAGATCATGTCGATCATTCGCTTCGGTGATCAGATGCCGCTGTACGAATCTGTAGTGGCTGACCCCACGGGCACACCTGTGCCGGACAACGCGATTGTTCAGACTGTTCAAGTGTTCAAGTTCGTCAACCGTGTGTCAGACCGCAACGAGGCCGAGGCGTTGACCACCTACGTCGAGCGCATGCGTGGCGAGATGCGTGGCCTGTTCACCACCGTCACGTCAAAGAACCTACAGAAAGCCGCGCTGTTCATGTCGGTGCCTGCGTTCACGTCGATGCTGGCTAAGAACGCTGAACTACTTTCTATCCGGTAAGGAGGAGTTATGGCTTGGAGTAATTTACCGCTGCCCGAGCGTATCGAGGCAACCCACGTGGACATCATGCGCCACAAGGACTTCACCCGCATGGCTGGCGTGGCAATGATCGGTGCGGTCAAGTTCAGCGACACGATGCCAACCGCTGCCACCAACGGGCGGGACGTTATTTACGGCAATAAGTTCTGCGAAGGCTTGAACCGCAAGCAGTTGCGCTACCTCGTGCTGCATGAGAACGGCCACAAGATGCTGCACCACTGCACCGAGTACAAGCCGCTAGCCAAGAAGTATCCAGAGCACTTGGCGAGGGCGGCTGACTACGTGGTCAACGGCATGATCGAGGAGATCGACCCCACGTTCACGTTCGTTGAGCGGCCTACCGATGACTTGCTGATCGACAAGGCACGCTTCGCCAATAAGTCCATCCTTGAGGTCTTGAAGGAGTTGATCAAGGACAGCGAGGAGCAGGAGGACGAAGGCGGTGGGCAGTCGTTGGACGAGCACATGGAGGGTGACTTCGAGGAGGCCGAGGCTGGCGAACTGAAGGAGATGGTTGAGGAAGCGGTGCGCCAAGGCGTGATCACTGCCAACAACCTAGCAGGCCAAGGCTCACGCAGTACAGTCATCGATGGTGCGTTGGCACCCCGGCATACCGATTGGCGCTCGGCTATTCGTGAGTTCGCTACATCAGTCTGCATGGGGCACGACCTGTCTCGGCTATCGCCACCCAACAAACGCATGCTGCCGCTGGGCATCCTGCTGTGGTCACACTTCGCTGAGACTACGGGTGAGTTAGTGATTGCCGGTGATACGTCTGGCTCGATGGGCGGCATCTATCCTGTGCTGTTCGGTGAGATCGCTCGTATCTGTGAGATCGCCAACCCTGAGAAGGTACGCATCGTCTGGTGGGACAGCGCCGTCTGTGGTGAGCAGGTGTTCGAGAAGCAGGACTTCGCTTCTATTGCACGGGCATTGAAACCGCGTGGCGGTGGCGGCACTGAACCGCAGTGTGTGCTTGACCACATCCGACAGAACGACATCAAGGCCAAGGGCATCATCTGGCTGACCGATGGCTACTTCTACGGCAACAACAACCTGCAGACCGACATCCCGCAGTTGTGGGGTGTCATTGACAACGACCGCTTCACGCCACCGCAAGGCAAGCTGGTCAACATCTCGTCGCTAGTAGAGGGCGTTTAATTAAACCGAAAGGAGCATGATATGAAAACTACTCGATACAACCTCGACACCTGCGCCATGCTGGTGGAATTCAACGCATCCGTATGGACTGCGCGTAAGCTGGACAAGGGCACGACCGATGAGGTCATCAGCACCAAGTCCGCCAAGGCCAAGGACGCAGCACGCGTCAACAAGAACCTGCTGGCTGGTCGCCCTGAACTGGACGTGATCAATCAACAGGTGGGCAAGGTACGTACCTTTGTTTATGACAACACGTTGCCGTGGTCTGACTCTGGCCTACGCTTGCTGCCGACCGTCAACTTCATGGCGTTCACGGCTCGTATGAATGAGTACGAGGAGGAGTTCAACACGCTGGTGGACAAGTTCGTGGATGTGTACCCGACGCTGATCACGGCGCAAGCTATGGCACTCGGTGACATGTTCAAGCGTGACGAATACCCCACCGCCAAGGCTATCGCTGACAAGTTCCGCTTCCGGGTGGGCTACATGCCGGTGCCGACTGCGGGTGACTTCCGTGTGGACGTGGGTAATGCAGCGCAACAAGAACTGCGTCAACAACTTGAGCGTCTGCAGAGTGAGCGTGTCGAGACTGCGATGGCTGACGTACGTGCCCGACTGGGTGACCACTTAAAGCGTATGTCTGACCGGCTGGCAGTCGATGTCATCAACGGTGAGGTCAAGACCCGGCGCTTCCACGACTCGCTGGTCACGGGTGCACTGGAGTTGTGCGAGATCGTCAAGTCGTTGAATGTAGTGGGTGATGAGAACCTTGAGGATACTCGCCGCTCTCTTGCCAACCTGTTGTCGGGAGTAGATGCCGATGAACTGCGTAAGAACATGGAAGTACGTACTGACGTGCGTGCCCAAGTGGAGCAACTGCTGGACAAATTTTCTTTCTGATGGAGCTTGTTGGAGTTGTCTAACTATTGACACGGTAAACGTGTCGCGTAAACTGGGCGATGCCCATTAATCAAGGAGATGAAACTATGAGCAAGAAACAAAAAGCACTGCCGATTACTGCTGCCAAGATTCTTGAGCAGGTGCAAGTGCGTATGAAGATGTTGGAGTCGAAGTTCGGTTTCAAGTACGCGCTGGTGCAGGATGACTACGGTATTCGTGAGGGTGCGTTGAAAGATCGCGTACCCAAGATGATACGTACACCACGCAATCCTGATGCCAAGTTCGGGGAGATCGCAGCGTACGTCAGGCCGTTGCTGGAGAGCGTAGCGGAAGATGAGTTAGTGCAGATTCCCTACAAGAAGTACCACCCGAAATCGGTGTACTCAACAACACATTCCACAGCGACCCGCATGTGGGGGCAGAAGTCGTTCGTGCTGGAGAAGACCGACAAGTACATCGAGATATGGCGCACTTCTGCGGCGGCGCAGCTAACAGGGCTGGCGAATGACATGGCTCTCCCACAGGAAGTTGATGATGCTATGTGATTGTGGCGGACGTACCGAGGTGGTCAATACCCGTCAGATAGATCAGGGCGTGCGCAGGCAGCGTAAGTGTGTGGCCTGCCGCGCTTCATTCTTGACGACAGAATATCGGGATGCACCTAAACCAGCACCGCCGCCTGTTGTAGAGAAACCAATGGCGAAGATGGCAGCGGAGATACATCGTAAGAAAGTAGAAGCACGGCGCAAGAATGAAGATCGTCGAAGCTACGTGCCGAACTACTTCATCGAAGAGGAGGATTACTAATGCTACGTGATGGCAAATTCATCAAAGAAGACCCGCCGAAGATCGGCAAGTTCTACGTACCCAAGTTCAAAGAGGACACGCCAACACCAGAGGAGAGGCTGGCGCAGAGCATCCTGCTCAACCATCAAGAGACCAAGTATTCGTTTCTGTCTAAGGTTCTCAGCATTGTGTTGCGGGTATGAGGTACTGGGTCTTTGATGAATACGAAAACTTATTAAGCAAATGCTAACCACCAAAAAATAAGGAGAAGTAAGATGGTAAAGAAAAGAGATTTGCCAGAGAACAAATTGCTGGATAATATCAAACGAGAGCTAGATATACATAACGATGCGCACTTAGCGCGGCTGTTGAAGGCACCACCTTCTGCTATATCAAAGATCAGATACGGCACCAGCGCCATTACAGCAGAGTTCATCTTGAAAGTGTACGACGCTACCGGATGGTCAATCGAAAAGATCAGGAGTCTACTGCCTTATGCAAACACCAGAAAGCAAAGTGAAGTCTTCAGTTACGAAGATACTTAAACAGCTTGGTATCTATTACTTCTTCCCTGTAACTGGCGGCTATGGTTCGTCTGGTGTACCAGACATCATCTGCTGTTATAACGGCGTGTTCATAGGTATTGAGTGCAAGGCTAAAGGCAACAAGCCAACACCTTTGCAAGAAGCACAGATGCAGAAGATACGGCAGGCCGGAGGCTACACTATCGTTATCAACGAGGAGAACGTATCGATACTGGAGAACTGGCTGACTACTTTACTGGAGCGTTGATGGAACTTGCAAGTGACGAACCAATGTCGGATGAGGAGAAGGCGGAGTATATCGACAATACGCTGGCAGCACTACGTCAGTTCTTGATCGAGGCTTCGCCAAACAAACACGCTGTGCTGCTGATGCTCGACGAGGATGATCATCTGTTGCAGACATTCAACTTCAACACCACGCCGTCATTGGCTGTGATGATGTTGGGTTCTACGATGGAGATGATTCGAGAAGAACTAAGCGGTGTTGCAGCACAACGATTACTTAACTAAACATATGACAAAACCTTTCGACAAAATACTCGTCGTCGATTTCGAAACGCGATGGTCAAGTAAAGAATACACGCTATCGAAGTTGACGACCGAGGAGTACATACGTGACCCGCGCTTCAAGGCGTTCGGCATGTGCATCAAAGAATATGGGGACGAGTTACCAGCAACGTGGGTGCGTGGTGACAAGATACAGGAGTGGGTTGACAGTATCGACTGGTCTAAGACTGCCGTGCTTGCGCACAACGCGCAGTTCGATGTTGCCATTCTCTCTTGGGTATACGGCGCGCGACCGGTCTTCATATTCGATTCGCTATCAATGGCGCGTGCGCTGCGTGGGGTAGAGGCAGGTAACAGTCTTGCCAAACTTGCAGAGGAGTTCGAGCTACCGCCTAAAGGTCGTGCCGTGCACAGCACCGATGGGTTGTCGGACATCAGCTTCGAGGTTGAGCAAGAGCTTGCTGACTACTGCCGCCACGATACATTCTTGTGTGAAGAAGTTTTCAAACGTCTGTCTGTTGACTTCCCACAGAAAGAGCTTCGACTGATTGACCTGACGTTGAAGATGTTTACCAACCCCGTGCTGGAGCTAGACCCAGACATGCTGCGGGATGCTATTGATGAAGAAAGGGAGAAGCGTGAAGGTCTTTTGGTACGGCTTGGGGTGGACGATGCGACGCTGGCGAGCAACCCTCAATTCGCGGATTTGCTGGCTACTTTGGGATGCGAAGTTCCATACAAGACGAGCAAAACGACGGGCAAGCAAACGCTTGCACTCGCTAAAAACGACGCTCTCTTTCAAGCCCTCCTCAACAGTGAGCGTGAGGAAATTTCACTCTTATGCGAAGCTAGACTCAAGGTCAAGTCCACCCTTGAAAGAACGAGAGCGCAACGTTTCCACGACATCTCGCAACGTGGAACGCTCCCGGTTCCCCTGAACTACTACGGTGCACACACGGGACGGTGGACTGCATCCAAGGGCAGCGGCATCAACATGCAGAACCTAAAGCGTGGCAGCTTCTTGCGCAAAGCAATCATGGCACCAGAGGGCTACTCGTTGGCGGTGTGTGACCTCTCGCAGATCGAACCGCGTGTGCTGGCGTGGCTGGCTGGGTACGACGACATGCTGGACATCTTCCGCTCGGGTAAGGATGCCTACTCTATGTTCGGTGCGCAAATGTTCAACATACCGGGCATGACCAAGGAGAGCCATCCTGACCTACGACAGAGCGCCAAGTCCGCTATGCTGGGCGCTGGGTACAACCTCGGCTGGACAAGTTTCGCTGCGCAGTTGTTGACCGGCTTCCTCGGTGCGCCGCCCATGCGTTACGACAAACGTGTTGCCAAGCTGTTGGGAGTGACACCGGAGAAGGTGCAGCGGTTCCTTGAGTGGGATGTGAACCTTGAGAAGATGGCAACTATCCCGCACACCTGTACGCAGGAGGAGCTAGTCGTGCATTGCTTGGCGGCGAAGGAGATCATCGACAAGTACCGTGCTGCAGCGCAGCCTGTGGTGGACTACTGGGCGATGTGCCAAGACCTGATCCTGCGTTCGTTGCATGAAGGACATGAATACACCCACAAGTGCGTCACATTCAGGAAGGGCGAGGTGGTCTTGCCAAGCGGTCTGTCTTTGCGGTATCCTGAGTTGAAAGGTTCTGCCGATGCCAAGGGGCGCATCCAGTGGGTGTACGGCGAGAGCTTCAAGAAGATGTATGGTGGGAAGCTGACTGAAAACATTGTTCAGGCGGTTGCTCGCTGCGTGATGACTGACGGCATGCTGCGGATACAAAAACGTTATCCGTGCGTATTGACCGTGCACGATGAAGTCGTAGTACTTGTTCCTGAAACTGAGGTTTCGGAGGGAGAGGCATGGGTCTACGACCAGATGGTGAAGGAACCGGCGTACCTGCCGGGTATACCGCTCAAGGCGGAGAGTGGCAGTAACCGTCGCTATGGCGCCGCAAAACAATAAGGAGGAATGTATGAGGTATTGGATACCAACTGAGATGCAGATTGGTAATAAAAAGTATGTGGTACAGCAGCACGAGAAGTTAAGTAACGGGTACGACAAAGGTGTAGTAGATGTAAAAGCCAAGCGTATTGAGCTAGGCAAGAAAGATGTAGCAGGCAGTAAGTTTTCAGCAGAGGAGCGTTATGAAACCTTGTTTCATGAGATGACGCACGCCATTCTGTATGAGATGAACCACCCGCTGTGGCGTGACGAGAAGTTCGTGAAGCGTTTTGCCAAGCACTTAACGGATGCAATCTGCACCGCACGATAGGAGAAGTAATGTTGACAGAAGCAATTAACTACAAGGCGGTATGGGCATGGATAAACGCGGTCTGGGCGAAGTCGTTAGTGGCGGTGATGTTGTTCGTCATCGGGTTGTGGATAGGCAGCGTAACCACGGAAGGCCGCATCGTATCCGACTGCAAGTTCGCTGGGTCGTTTCGCGTGGACATACAAGCATTCACATGTCAGCGGAGGATTTGATGGACAGCGATGACATAGTGCATATGGCACGGGAGGCGGGGTTTGCCATTCAAGGCGATATGTACGGCGAGGATGACGAAATAGCGAGAGTCAAACGCTTTGCCAAGTTAGTCGCAGCAGCGGAGCGCGAGGCGTGTGCTGATATTGCTGAGAACTGGAGATGTAACGGTATGCCAAGGACAGTGTTGGCAGATCAAATCCGCGCAAGGGGGCAGGCATGAACAGAGATGAATACGTCAGACTGTTCCACAAACTTGAGCTAAACCTTGTGGCGTTTAAACGGTTACTGGATTGTGATGAAGAGGTACTGAAGCTGGTGAACGCAGCGATAGCAGCAGAGCGTGAAGAATGCGCAAAGTTACTCGACGAGATGGCAGCGGCAGACAAGCTGTCGAACTATTACCAAGTAGCAGCGTTGCGAATCAGAGAGCGAGGTGCGCCGTGATCACACTAACACGCGAGGAAGCGCAGCAGATGCTGGATGCGTTGGAAAAAATAAGTATGGGCGGTCATCCTGACTGGGCTAACGATGTAACACCAATTCTCCGCACCCGACTCGCGCAGCCTGAACCGGAGCCGCAAGAGGCAATAGCCAAATGGATAAAAACAAACACTGAACACAGAGAGTGGTACATCTGCCCTAAGTGTAGCTATCAAGCGCCGCGATTTAAAGATGAATGGCAGGGGCTGACGGATGAAGAGATTATGGAGATGTGCGTATCAGCGGGTTTTGGGCGCGGCTCCATGCGGTTCAACTTAATCGTCCAAGCCATCGAAGCCAAGCTGAAGGGGAAGAACATATGACTTGCCCAGACTGCGAACGATACAAACTGAGCGCACAGATGTGGCGCAACGAAGCATACAAACACGCTGGCATAGACTTGCCGTGGAAACCAGAGGAACTGCTGAAGCAAGAGTACGAGCGTGGGTTCGCTGCTGGTTTGCGTTTTGCAAATGAAGTTAAGGACACTGACAAATGAACCTACGCTGGTCGCACTCCGCGCTGAAAGACTTCGAAGGCTGTGCTCGTCGGTACCATGAAGTCAAGGTGCTGAAGAAGTACCCGTTCCCTGACACTGAGCAAACACGCTACGGTAAAGATTTCCACACCGCTGCCGAGCTATACGTGCGGGACGACACGCCACTGCCTACCCACTTCACGTTTGCCAAGGACGTACTAGATGCGCTGAAGGTTAAGCCGGGACGCAAGCTGTGCGAGTATGAGATGGCGCTGCGTGAAGACTTGTCACCGTGCAAGTGGGATGCCGAGGATGCGTGGGTGCGTGGTATTGCTGACCTACTGATTATCAACGACGAAAACTTGACGGCGCACATACTGGACTACAAGACGGGGAACAATAAGTACCCAGACCGTGATCAGCTTGTGCTGATGTCACTGATGGTGTTCGCGCACTTCCCGCACATTCGTCAGGTCAAGTCGGCGCTGCTGTTTGTGGTGAAGAACGACATGGTCAAGCAGAGCATGTCGCGTGAGGAAGCTGATGCCCACTGGTGGAAATATCGGGAGCGCATCGCAAGGCTGGCTGCGTGCCATGCCAACGACGTATGGAATCCAACACAGACACCGTTGTGTGGCTGGTGCGTAGTGAAAGATTGCGAGTTCAACCCGAAACATTAGGAGAGTGACATGACCCAAGTAAACGGCAAGCGTGACTACAAGCACGCATACAAGCTACAGAAACAAAACGGTGAAACCAAAGATCAACTCGAACGCCAGAAGGCACGGAGAAAGTATGACCAAAATGGAATTGACAGAAGCGGAAAGGACATTGATCACGTTAAGCCCATCCGTGCAGGAGGCAAGACCACAGTGGGCAATCTCCGGCTCCGTAACAAGCGTGTCAACCAGCGTGATAACGGGAAGTAACTTAGACCGTAATCAAATCCCACCGTCTGTTCTCCGTGACTTGTGGATAAACAGATTCGGTGTCGGATGGGTAGACACTAAAGATGTACCGATGGATTACATGCCTGTGCAACAGCAGCTATGGTTCGCAGGACAAATTCAAAAGCTGTATCGTCCAGATGTAGGACGCGAAGTATGGAGAATCTTTGATGCAAATAATTGACAACAAGGCGCTCGTGCTACGTACACGTACGCCGGAGAAATATAAGATCATTCCGAAGAGCAAAATACTTAACGCATATCCGAACGGTGTGCATGAGATAGCAGTTCACTGGGGATTAGATGAGGCGCGTGTACTTAAAAACCTCGGGGTTAAGAACGTCCCTTCGCCGATCACTCGTCGTTACTTGTGGCCCGGTCGGTTTACTCCGATGTCGCATCAGATGGAAACGGCTGCGTTTCTTACCATGCACCGCAAGGCGTTTGTTTTCTCGGAACCGGGGACGGGTAAGACCCTCTCGGCTCTCTGGGCTGCAGACTACCTCATGGAGCGTGGCGAGATAAGGCGTTGTTTGATTCTCTGCCCGCTGTCAATTATGCAGAGCGCATGGATGCAAGACTTGAACAACAGCATCCTGCACCGCAGTGCTGTCATCGCCCACCACGCGCAAGCCTCGCGCCGTATAGAAATGGTGCAGGGTGACTACGAGTTCGTCATCATGAACTATGACGGGTTGAACCTGACGGCAGACGAGATAGCCAACGACGGACGGTTCGATCTGATCATCGTTGACGAAGCGAACGCATACAAGAACGTATCAACAAAACGTTGGAAGGCGCTGAACCGTCTTATCAAACCTACCACGCTGCTCTGGATGATGACGGGTACGCCTGCCTCGCAGTCGCCGCTGGATGCGTACGGCCTTGCCAAGTTGGTGAACTCTGATGCGGTGCCGAGGTTCTACACAGCATGGCGCGACAAGGTGATGAACAAGGTGTCGCAGTTCCGGTGGCTGGCTAAGTCAGACGCACCAGAGAAAGTATTCGACGCACTTCAACCAGCAATACGTTTTACCAAAGAGCAGTGCCTTGACCTGCCGCCGGTCGTGACTATTACCCGTGAGGTACCACTGACCCCACAGCAAGCCAAGTACTACATGCTGCTGAAGGAACGCATGGTGCTGCAAGCAGCAGGCGAGACAATCACGGCGGTCAACGCAGCGGCATCCGTCAACAAGTTGCTACAGATCAGCGCGGGGGCTTCCTATACGGATATGCAGGAGGTAGTGGAGTTCGATTGTGCGCCGCGCTTGAGCGTGCTGATGGAGGTGTTGGAGGAGACCGAGCGCAAGGTGTTGATATTCGCGCCGTTCCGCCACAGTATTGACACGATCACAACTTTCCTAAAGAAAAACAACGTTGATTGCGAGGAGATACACGGGGACATTACGGCTACGAAACGAGCAGCAATATTCAAACGTTTCCAGACGGAAGATTCCCCTCGGGTACTTGTCATTCAACCACAGTCGGCATCGCATGGCGTGACGCTAACGGCAGCGGACACCGTTGTGTTCTGGGGGCCTGTGATGAGTGTGGAGACTTACATGCAATGCTGCGCCCGCACAGACCGTGTCGGGCAGACCTCGGATAAAGTTACCGTGATACACATTCAGGGTAGTCCGATTGAAAAGAAAATGTTTACACAATTAGCAAGCCGCGTAGAAGACCATGCCTTGCTGATCAAATTATATGAAGAGGAGGTTGCCAACGACAAAAAGCGGAAGTAAAATGTTTGACACAGCAGTACACAACAAAGGAGAAGTAAATGAACGAGCAAATACCACTGGCTCGTCTTGCGCGGATGTACTTAAAAATGCGGACTCGCATACAAGAGTTGACGCAAGAATACGAGACACAGATCGAAGAAATAAAAGCGCAGCAACACGAAGTGAAGATGGCGATGAAGGAACAGATGCTATCTAACGGACAGAAGTCTGCACGTACTGATAACGGCACCGTGATACTTGCCACCAAGACGCGGTACTACACGCAGGACTGGTCGAGCTTCAAAGACTTCATCCTCGAACACGACGCTGTTGACTTGTTGGAGAAACGTATAGCGCAGTCCAACATGGCGCAGTTTCTAGAACAGAACCCCGGTCTCGTACCGCCGGGATTGAACTCTGATACGGAGTATGACGTAACGGTACGCAGACCATCTAAATAAGGAAACCTAGTATGAACAGCATCGTTGAATTCAACGCATCACAAGTCCCGTCGTTCGTAAAGAAGGGCGAGGTATCGACAATCGCCAAGGCACTGATGGGCAGCGCAGGTGGTGGCGGTAAGCGCATCTCCATCAAGGGCGGTGTGTTCCGTCTGATCTCTGACGGTAAAGAAGTTGCGTCAATCGAAGATCGTCACCTCGACGTGGTAGTTGTTAACGCAGCGCCGAAGGTCAGCCGCATCTTCTATCTCGGCAAGTACGACGAGCAAAACCCCGCAGGTCCAGATTGCTGGTCAGCCAACGGCGAGACACCAGACCCGAAGGCAGAGAACAAGCAAGCGTCAGCATGCGCTGACTGCCCACAGAATATCTCTGGCTCTGGCGAAGGCACTTCACGTGCATGCCGTTACCAGCAGCGTCTTGCTGTTGCGTTGGCTAATGATATACAGGGCGATGTCATGCAGTTGACCCTACCAGCGCAGTCGATCTTCGGTAAGGAAGAAGGCGACAACCGCCCACTGCAAGCCTATGCTCGGTTCCTCGCCGCGCAGAACGCAAGCCCTGATCAGGTTATCACTCGCCTGAAGTTCGACACCAAAGCCGCAGTGCCGAAGCTGTTCTTCAAAGCGATGCGCTGGCTGACCGAAGAGGAGTATGAGACTGTACAGACTCAAGGCGCAACGACCGCTGCGGTTAACGCAATCACTATGACTGTTGCACAGGTGGACAAAGTTGAAAAACCTGCACCCGCTGAAGCTATTGCTGGCGCTCCTCCGAAAGCTGCCAAGAAGCCGAAGTCCGTCGCTGTGGAGGAAGAGGCGGAAGAGCCAGTGAAGCGTGAAGAGAAAGCCGTTGGTGGTGCTGTTCCGAAGAAGAGCGGCAACCTTGCCAACATCGTCAATCAGTGGGACGAGACTGACGACTAAAGTTATGGGGGAAAGCGGATGCTGAAGAGCGCCAGAACGCACCACTGGCACAGAGAGAGCTTCAGACGCAGCGAGTACCCCACCCTAACAGCCCAGCCGGAGGTGGCGCGAATAACACCGGCAACGGGGGCTGGAGTCCTTTCGCTGAAGTCGTTCATTCTCCAGTGACCCCGTATCTTTATCAAGGAGAAATATATGTCTTTCGGTACCGACCCACGTAGACTTGTCAGGACAAACAGTCCAGATACAAGTCATGCAGCCGCCGAGAGTGTAGACACCTCGCGGTTAGAACAGATGGTGTACGAAGCAATATTAAAGTTTGGTCAGCGTGGTTGCATCAGCGATGAAGTGCGTAAGGTGTTCAGCGGTTATCCGTACTCATCCATCACAGCAAGGTACAGGGCGCTGATTGATAAAGGCTACATTGAAGATACTGGTGAGCGCCGACAAGGGCTTTCAGGAAAAAACCAACGCGTCATGCGTGCAATCAAGCGAGATAACTAATGCCTTACTCTGAAAACATTCGTTTCGAGGTATCAAAGGCTCCCAAGACTATCGGTAATCAACTTGGGCGCTGGGCGATACACCTCGACTTTCCCGTGATGAAAGTTTCACAGGCTACGGGAGCCACGCGTCAAACGGTATATAACTGGTTCAAGGGCGGCGAAGTTCTGCAGGCGTATAAGAACAACGTACAAACATTAATCGACATTCTGCGGACATCACCCACTGCAGAAGACGCTTGGAGAAAGACATGCAAAACGTTCGACCTGAAGCCTTGACCGACAAAGAGTTGTTCCACTATGCAGGCGCGATGAACGATAGAGGAGAGCCGCTGCCTTCTGCGTGGATTGACGAAATGGTTCGCCGGTATTTCTCCGGCAAGCTGCAAGTACCTGCACCGCGCCACACAGACTAAACACCCAAGGAGAAAGCCTTGCATCCGCTTGAATTTCTAGCGGCTGTGTTGCCGTCTGCGGGTGATTTTTACTGCGTGGCGGAACTCAGCTCGATAAAAAAAGAACACTTCTTTACGAAGGACATCAATGAAATACCGCCGAAGGTTGTTGAGTTTGCCAAGCAAGACTACGACATTTACTTTGCGTTAGCTTCTTTTGAGAAAGCCAATGCACGGACAGCGGCTAATGCCGTCAACGTCCGCTCGTTCTTCGTAGACATTGATTGCGCCAAAGCCAGTGACAGAACATACGCCACGAAGAAGGAAGGCATAAATGCGTTCATACAGTTCCTAGAAAAGACAGGGCTGGATGCGCTCGGTACGCCGTTCATCATTGACTCGGGCGGCGGCTACCATGTGTACTGGCCGCTGACTAATGACATCCCTATTGTCAAGTGGAAACCTGTTGCTGAGAACTTCAAGCGCCTGTGCAAACAGGAAGGGCTGAAGATCGACATGAATGTGTCGGCAGACGCAGCGCGGGTGTTGCGCATACCGGGTACGCTGAACCACAAACGTGAGCCGCTCAAGACCGTCACTATCAAGTCGGTGGCTGACCCTATCGAGTTCGACTTCGATGCGTTCTCGTCGCTGGTGCGTAGCCAACTGAATGTGCTGCCGGTAGAGACAACCAACGTGTTCGACCTGCCGGGCACACGCCCCACCAAGCAGTCAACGAACATCGACCCGAGCACATTCAAGAACAGCGTCACGTATTTCAAGAACATCGTCGCCAAGACCAAGGCCGGTACAGGCTGCGGACAGATCGCGCACTACATCGAGAACGCCGAGGAAGATGGCATGGAGCCGCTGTGGAGGGCGGTGCTGTCTATCAGCAGTAAGTGCAACGATGGCGAGAAGTGGAACAAGCGCCTGTCTGACCTGCACCCATACAGCGAAGACCGGATGCAGCAGAAGCTGCGGGAGATTAAAGGACCCTACCCCTGCACCAAGTTTGATAGCGAGAACCCCGGCGTGTGTACCATGTGTACACACTGGGGCAAGATCACCAACCCACTCGCCCTTGGTAGAGATACAGCAGTAAGTTATGAGGAGAAGCAGATTGAAGTGCCGATGGCTTCCTATGAAGAACTCTCGGAAGCTGCACCCCTAGCCAACCACATACGCCCGTCACCGCCTCGCGGCTTCTCCTATGGTGCCAACGGCGGGGTGTACCGTGAAGTTGAAACGGAAGACGCTGACGGTAAAAAGACCAAGAAGCAGTCGGAGATTCTGAAGTACGACCTCTTTGTGGTTGACGTGATGAACGCCAACGGCGAGCACAGCGTGCACATGGTGGCGCTGCGACCAGAAGGCGCGGTGGACATTATCTTGCCCCAGAAGGCAACCGTCAGTAAGGATGAGACCGTCAAGTGTCTGGCCTCGCAGAACATCCTTGCATCATTCGGCTCGGGTAACGACAAGCACTTGTTCGACTACGTCCGCGCTGCCGTGGAGGGGTTCAGTAATTCCCGCAGGGCGACGCGAGTACCTGCCAGCTATGGTTGGCAACCTGATAATTCTTTTGTTCACAACAACACCGTCTACTCGCCAACCAGTGTCACTCCTCG